CATTGATAGTGTAAGAAACACATTATTACCATTATTAAAACAAGCATTATGAGTTGGATTTATCAAGGAAAAGAATTTGAGGAATTAGATATTCCTGCAGGAGCCGTAGGGTTCATTTATATTATGACTGCTATCATAGATGGTAAATCAGTTGCTTACATAGGAAAGAAAAACTTCTTTGCTAATATTAAGAGACCTCTTGGTAAAAAAGCACTGGCCATGTCTACTGATAAAAGGTTAAAAAAGTACAAGCGGGAACTGAAACCTGACTTTATGAGATATTACAGTAGTAATAAGATTCTTAAAGATGCTCACAAAGCAGGAGTAGTTATCAAGAGAGAGATACTTAGAATATGTAATTCTCAAATGGAACTTACATATCAGGAAACTAAACATCAGTTCTTGTATGAAGTACTTGAAAAAGAAGAATTCCTAAATGGGAATATCTTAGGTAGGTTTTATAAAATCAAATAATTATGACAGAATTAGAATTAACAAGCCTCCTGTTTCAGTTGGCTGATCATGGTGTGACCGGTATTAAGGTAAAATATGATGGTGCTGGAGATTCAGGTGCCATAGAATGGGTTGGTTATACAAATCATCCTTGTGAAACTCCAGAAGATGTATGTGATTATATAGAGGATTGGGAAAATGATTGGGTATTAGCAAAAATTTCTGCAGATGCACATAATGCAATTGAAGAGTTTGCACAATCTAAACTTCTTGATGATATAGAAGACTGGTGGAATAATGAAGGTGGTTTTGGAGAGTTGTGTATTTGTGTTCCTTCAGGAAAGTACATTATCAATAACCATGTAAGAGTTACTGAAACTGAAGATTATTTTCATGATGGTAGTCTTCTAGATAAAGTAGATGAGTAATGGCACATCCTGAAGAACATGCTAAATCCTCTGTTAGAAAATGGGGAGGTAAGCCAGAAGATTATCTTGAGATTCATGCATGGTTTGATGAAACCAAGGCTTGGATAGGTCACTCTAAACATAGAATGTTTAGACACCATAGTGAAGGTATCTTTCAGTGTGAACAAATATTTGGTGGATATATAATTAATTCTGACGGAAAGAAAGTTTATACCAGATATATTGGTGAACAACATGTAAAAGAGGATTGTAACAACTACATTCCTACTGCTAAAGAATGGGTAGATATGATTGAAAGTGGCAAACCCAAAGAATGGGCAATAAAAACTTTAAAAATTGAAGACTGATGGTAAAGATGATTTTTGATAAAGAAGAGACAAGAAACTTAATGATGATGTTGCAATCACAAGATGCAGACAATCATGTTATAGCTTTTGAAACTCTAAAGAATGTTGATTTTGATAAATACATAGGAGAACTATTAGTTCTCTATAAGTTTGGTGGACATACTATGGAGAACTGGATGATTAACTGTAAAAAGATAGCAACAAAAATATTAGCTATTAAACCAGAAACTCCACTTAGTAGTCCTAATACATTAAGTCTGATTACAAAACACAAAGGTTCTAAAGCTTCGGTTGAGCTATTTATGGAATTCTTTATTAAGGATATGACTAGAATGTTAGGTTCTATTGGATATCCTACGGATAAGTTTGAGATAGACATTAAATTTAAAGATGATGGACAAACAACAGAGTCTTAGTAAAATTGGTAAAGAGCTAATGTTGAAAGAGCCCTATTATGGGTTCTTTCTTATTATGCTTAATAAGTTATGGGATAGTAAAAGAGTTCCTACAGCAGGTGTAAGCAAGAATGGTATTAATTACCAGCTTGCTATTAATCCTGAATTTTGGGAAAGTCTTAGTGATTCTCACAGACTTGGATTATTGAAACATGAGCTACTTCATATTGCATTTGGTCACTTAACTACATTCTTTAAGTTTAGTGATAAGAGACTTGCAAATGTGGCAATGGATATGGAGATTAATCAATATATTGATAAGTCTTGGTTGCCAGAAGGTGGTATTGATATAGATAACTATCAAGAGCACAATCTTGATAGAAAAGCTGGTTGTAGATATTATTATGACAAGCTGAAACAACTACAGGATGAGAAAAATAAGAATGGTACATCTGGTAGTGATGCTATGGATCAGTTACTAGACAATATTGAGTCTGGTAATATTCCTGATCATAGTACATGGGAAGAGTTTGAAGATCTTAGTGAAGCTGAGCAAAAGTTAATTGAGAAACAATTACAGAAAGTTCTTAGTGATGCTAAAGAACAAACTCTTAAGAAAAGAGGTACAGTTCCTGGAGAAATTGAAGGAGTAATTATTATTGAAGAAGTTGTCAAGCCTAAATTTAATTGGCGGGGATATATTAGAAGATTTACTGGTGTAAGTACTAAAGTATTTACTAAGAAAATTAGAAGAAAAGAGAACCGTAGATTTGAGGCTAATCCTGGTCTTAAAGTAAAAATGAGACAACATATGTTGTTGGCCATTGATACTTCAGGATCTGTAAGTGATGCGGAACTTCAAGAATTTATGAGTGAAATCTATCACATCTATAAATGTGGTGTAGATATTACAGTTGTACAGTGTGATACAATGATTAGATCTGTTGAGCCTTACAAAGGTAAATTTGAAATGGCTGTACAAGGCAGAGGTGGGACTGAATTTGATCCTGTCCTAGAATATTTTAATGCCAACCTGAAGAAATACACAAGCCTGGTGTATTTTACAGACGGGGAATGTAGTTATTCTGTAAAACCTAGAGGTAATACTCTGTGGGTTTTGTCAGAAAGATCTTATATGAATGAAGATTTACCAGGTAAAGTAATTAAATTAGAACTATAAAAAGAAAGATTATGAATCAAGTACAGTTGAACGTAGATGAGTTGAAAAACTTTATTAAGCATATGGTTAAGAATAACCAACATATTCAGTCTGAAGGTAAAGTACCTGTGGCTATTAATATTGAGGGTGATGCTGGTTTGGGTAAAACTTCTGCAATCATGCAGTTGGGTAAAGAACTATCTATGGAGGTTGTAAAGCTGAATTTATCTCAGCTAGAAGAGTTAGGTGACTTGGTTGGGTTTCCTGTAAAAGAATTTCAAATACAAAATGCTGAAGGTAAAACTACCTGGATAAATGAATCTCAGATATCTGCAGCTACTAGTAAAGGGTATAAAGTTGTAGGAAAGAGAATGTCACATGCTGCTCCTGAGTGGATTCAAGGTAAAGGAGAAGGTGGTTTCTTAATTCTTGATGACTATACTCGTGCTGATGCAAGATTTATGCAGGCTACTATGGAGATCTTGGATAGACAAGAATATGTTTCTTGGAAACTACCTAAGAACTGGCATGTTATCTTGACTACTAATCCAGATAATGGTGACTATAATGTTACTTCTCTTGATGTAGCTCAGAAGACCAGATTTATTTCTGTTGAGTTGAAATATGATTCTGATGTATGGGCTAAGTGGGCAGAGAAAGCAAACATAGATGGTAGATGTATCAACTTTATGTTGATGCACCCAGAGTTGGTTACTCAAAGAATAAATCCAAGAGCAATTACTACTTTCTTTAATGCTATTAGTTCTATTCCTAAGTTTGAGGACAACTTGCCATTGATTCAAATGATTGGTGAAGGTTCTGTGGGAGCTGATTTTAGTTCAATGTTTACTATGTTCATTAATAATAAACTTGATAGAATTATTTCTCCTGAAGACATCCTGACTAAAGATGAGCAGTATGTTATGAATAGTTTGACCAATGCTGTTGGTAAAGATGATGAGTTCCGTGCTGATATATCTAGTGTAATTGCAACCAGATTGATTAACTATTCCCTTACTATTGCTGACAAAGGAGCAGTTGGTAAACCAATTATAGATAGGATAGCTAAGCTTACTACAGATTGTGAAGCATTTACTAATGACCTTAGATACTATATGGTTAAAGAAATTGTCAACGGTAATAAAGTTAAGTTTAGTCAATTGATGATGAATCAAGAGGTGGTGAAGATGGCTGTTAAGTAATTGAAACATAAAGGGTTTTCCCCCTTTAAAAATACATTACTATAATTAAAAACAAACATAAGGGGAGGTAATACTCCCCTTTTTAAATAAAATTCTATGAAAAAATATTTGTTTATTTATGATGCGGCAACAGATGGAAATGAAATAATTATAAAAGTACAACCATTATATTGTGCTTGGGGTGGTGATGAATTTTTACCAGTAGTTGATAAAGAATATATCCCTAATAAAGGAGACAAACTTTATTTCCTTCCTGGTGTAAATATTCCTAGAGTAAAACTAAAAGATTTGTCTTTGGAATATGGTATTAAAACAGTTAGAAATATAGAAGATGCTACACATGTTTTCCGTGGTAAAAATACTAGAGATAAAATTGTATCATCACATTGGTATTATAAAATACCTACATCTGCATTAAGGGCAATCATTGAGGACTCTGAATGTAATATGGATGATTATTACAAAGAAAACTTAAGAGAAGCACTAGAACACTATACTGAAGACATAGTTATTGTAAATTATGCTGATGCTAGTGTATTAAGAAATAATAATGTACCTGTACTAAGAAGACATATACAAGCTAGTATGTTAGGTTCATCTAATACATATTATACAATAGATGATGATCACAAAGATTTATTTCCAGATATATTGAGTCTAGAACTTTATGATGAAAGTAAATTGCTAAAGTACATTAATGGTAATGATGCTGCTACTATAGATGAATCTATGTTCTTACAGATTTCTGATATGTTTGAAAGCTCAGATAGAGACAACCATATTCTTGCAATGGAAATTATGGCCAATTGTAATTATATGGAAAGTCTACTATTTATTGAGATGCTTTTTGAAAGATATGCATATAAGATGAGTGAATGTCATACCAAGAACCATGTTAATTTCAAATCTTTACTTAGTTTTCTAGGTAAAAATAAGAATTACATGAGCACTAGTATTGATGAGATGACAACATCTCTTATCAATAAAGAAGTATTTGATTTAGATAAGGTTAATCTTATAATGAAATATTATGGTAAAGAGATAGCTGAAAAAGGTGGTACTCAATACTTTGAAGTAAAAAGTGTAACTCTTAGTGAAGAAGCAGCAAAGTTACTCAATACTAACTATGTTCATGAGATAATACCAGATTTTATTCCTGAAGGTGTAGAACAAGTAGAAATCCAAGAACCAACAGTGTATCCAGTTAATGAGGCAGAGCATGAAGAACTTCTAGGTGAAGACATAGAAACTGCATTATCTAGAATTGAGAGAAATCAACTTAAGTCAGAGCTAATAGCTATTGAAGAAGAGTTAAGTGCACCACAGGGGTCCCTGGATGAAGAATCAAATAACAATCAAATAGAAGAGAAAGATGACAATGGTTTTGAATGGTTCTGATGAACTAGAGAGATTTTATAAGGAGAAGTTTTATTTTAGCTATAGTGGCTTAAATAAACTACTATATTCTCCTGCACTATTTTATAATCATTATGTGCTCAACCAGAGAGAGGATAGTACAGACCCGCACCTTGTAGGAGGGCGGGTTCTGCACTGTCTTTTATTTGAGCCTGAGAAGTATGATGAGCAATTTGTATCATTACCGGGTAAACTTCCAACAGATAGTCAAAGAAAAATTATTGATAATATTTTTAGAATACATTGCTCAGTAGGAAATAATTCTTTACTTTTGGAAGACTACTCAACAGATATACTCACACAGCTTCTTACAGCAAATCTTTATCAATCACTCAAAACAGATGCTCAAAGATTAGAAAAAATTCTAACAGATGAGAACAAAGAGTATTTTGAATTCCTCAAACAAAGTCAAGATAAAGCAGTAGTAGATCAACCAACTTTGGATGGCTGCAAAGCACAGGTAGAGATACTAAAAACTAATAATGATGTTAGAGCTTTATTAGCATTAGACAAAGCTGAGGAAGATGATCATATTGAGATATATAATGAGTTGCATATCAAAATAGATCATGATCAGTTGCCCTTTGGATTTAATGGATTCCTTGATAATGTAGTTATAGACAACCAAGCAAAAGTTATATTTATTAATGACTTAAAAACTACTGGCAAGTCTATTCAAGATTTTCCTGATGCTGTTGAGTATTATAAGTATTGGATTCAAGCTGTTATCTATTATATACTGGCAACACATAAATTTTTGAAAGGCAAACCAGATATAACATCTTGGCAAGTACAAGTAACCTTTATTGTAATTGACAAATACAATTTAGTTTATCCATATCAAGTGTCAAGAGAAACAATGTCTAAGTGGCAAAAGGATTTTAAGTCTGTGTTAGAAGTGGCTGTATGGCACTATACAGAGAAGAAATATGACTTGCCATATGACTTAGCAGTAGGTAATGTAAAATTGTAAAATTATGGTAATTGATGCGCTTTATAGGAAATACTTCCAGAAGTCCAAGATATTTTTATATCCGCTCTTGGGCATTAAAAGAGGTACAAGTGTTGTTCCAGGTGAGACTTATCTCTCTTGGGAAAACAAAGTAAACTCTGAGGATATGAAACTAGTTTGTGTATACCATACAAGAACTGACATGGAATATTTACAGTTTGAGAAAAATATTTTACTCAAACATAATAGACTTGTTGATTTTACTAAGGTAGATGAAGATAAACTAGTTGCAATTTTTAATTTTTCTGATTTAAGTGATGATTGGTCATACTTTCTAGATGGAAAGTACAGTAAAATGAATACAAATACAAAGCGCAAAATTCTAGACTTCTTTGATAAGAGAAGTGGTAACTATGCTTATGTAGAAAGCTACCTGTTTCCTGAAAATCATTTTGAAACATATGCTAAAATACTAGGTGTAGATGTTGAAATACTCAAATCTGTTGGTGAGCTATGCAATAAGCCAGATTTTGAAAAAGAAAATTTACTTATTGAAGTAGCAGATTTGGAAAACATTAAAATAATTCAATAACTTTGTTAAAACCAACAAAATGAGTGAAAAAACAATGATGATTGTCCAGTCAACTTGGCAAGACAAACAAACTTTTAGATTGATTCCAATTGCAGAATCATGTCCTTATGTAGAATGTATTTTTGATCCAGATAGCAAAGTTTTTGTTATTGTATCAAAGATTAGAAAAACTTCTTTACATATGTTGCCCAAACTTGATGAGTACGGTATTGCCATATCAGGCAACCGTGGAACTAAACAAGAAAGACACAAGATAGAAGTGTTTCAAGAATTCTATATAGAAGACCTAAATGCTATTGAAGAATTAATTAAAACTTTTGCAGTTAATGCTGAGTTTGATTATAAAACATTTATGAATAACTAACATAAATAGTTTAATTCTACCAGAAGGGAGTGTTTACAGGCACTCCCTTTTATTTTAACTTAACGGGGGGACAGCTTAACTGAACAAATCTTATGAAAACACATTGGGTAATGGACTATGAAACTCTTAGTAATTGTTTCATAGCAGTATTTGAAGATATTAAATCTGATGACCGGGAAATTTTTGTAGTTCATGAGTCTAGAAATGACACTGAAGAACTAGTAAACTTTCTAAATAGGAACAAAACCTTTAATGAATGGCATGTCAGCTTTAATGGTCTTGGCTTTGATAGTCAAATCACTGAATATATATTAAGAAAACAGAATGATCTGTGCAGTATGTCTGCACAGGATGTTGCAGCTTATTTATATTCAAAAGCACAACAAATTATTAATAAACAAAACTCTGGTGAGTTTTTAGAATTTAGTCAAAAAGATCTCCAGATAAGACAGATTGATGTATTTAAACTTAATCATTGGGATAATCCAGCTAAGAGAAGTTCATTAAAATGGATTCAGTATACTATGGACTGGCACAACATTGTAGACATGCCAATTCATCATACTAGTCATATTGTTGCTCAGCAAATAGAACCAATTATTAGGTATTGTATTAATGATGTCAAGTCTACTAAACAAATTATGCAACTTAGTAAAGGGCAGATTGATTTACGTAGATCTTTAACACAAGAATATAATATTGATTTATTTTCAGCATCTGAACCTAGAATTTCTAAAGAATTATTTCTTCATTTTCTAAGTAACCAAACAGGAATAAAGAAATGGGACTTAAGAAACATGAGAACTTACAGACCTAAAATTACTGTTGCCGATATTATTCTGCCTTATATAAAGTTTGAAACAGCTACTTTTCAAAGATTGCTTAATAAATTTAATGAAGTAGTTATATTCCCAAATGAAACTAAAGGAGGTTTTAAGTATTCTGTACAGTATAAAGGTGTAAAAACTGACTTTGGTCTTGGTGGTGTGCACGGTGCTAGAGAAAGTAAAGTGTATAAATCAAACTCTGATATGGTTATTATGACATCTGATGTTGTAAGTTTCTATCCTAATCTTGCTATAAGAAATAAATGGGCTCCAGCTCATTTGCCGCAGCAAGAATTTTGTAATCTATATGAGTGGTTCTTTGAGGAAAGAAAGAAGATACCAAAGTCTGATCCTAAGAACTATGTATATAAGATCATTCTAAATTCTACTTATGGTCTTAGCAATGATGAGAATAGTTTCTTGTATGACCCAGAGTTTACTATGAGAATTACCATCAATGGTCAGTTGAGTCTTACTATGTTGTATGAAATGATTTGTGAAGAGATTCCAAATGCAGTTCCATTAATGCAGAATACAGATGGTCTTGAAACTATGATTCCAAGAGAGTATCAAGATAAATATATGGAGATTTGCAAAAGATGGGAGCAGATAACTAATCTTGAACTTGAGCACGGCACATATAGTAAGATAGTTCTAGGTGATGTAAATAATTATATTGCTGTAACTGAAGATGGTAAGTCTAAATGTAAGGGTAGATTTGAGTATGATAATCTAGCTTTACATAAGAACAAAAGTTTTTTAATTATTCCAAAAGCCTTACATGCATATTTTGTAAATGGTATTAAACCTGAAATATTTATAAAAGAAAATTTAAACATTTTTGATTTCTGTGGAGGAGTCAAGATAAAAGGTGATTGGAGATTTACTGAACATAAAATAGAATTTGGAGAATATACAGAAACAAAACTTCAGGATACTATTAGGTATTTCATCTCTAAATCAGGTAGTAAGATTATCAAGAAACATAACACTGATGGCCGGGAAATACAAGTAGAAGCTGGAAGATGGTTACAAACTCTATATACCAACCATCATGATAATCCATTTTCTGAATATGATTTAAATTATGATTATTATCTAGAGAAGATTAGAAAAGAAATAGAATCTCTAGAGCCAAATACAAATCAATTAAGTTTATTTTAATTATGCCAAAGAAAATTCAAAACACAACAAAGGCACATTTAGTAAGTGTGCCTCTACCAAATCATGGTGCTAGTTATACTGTAATTAGTCATCAATTTGTTATTGATTATGCTTATCAAGCCCTTGCTAATGCAGGGTTTGGGATTGTAGATGAAGAGTACAGATGTACTGCTGATGGACAAATTGCTCAGGGAGTTTACAAACTAAACTTTAATAATGATCCTGAGTTGTCAATGATGTTTGCTTGGACAAACAGTTATAATAAACAAGTAAAGTTTAAATGTGTAGTTGGTGCATATATAAATAATAGTGGTTCTGTCATGATCTCTGGAGAAGTTGGAAGCTGGGTTAGAAAACATACAGGTACTGCAGATACAGAAGTCAAAGCTACTATTGATGATTACATTACTAATGCATATATGTATTATACTCAGTTATGCTCTGATAAAGCTGTAATGGAAACTATCTCTTTAAATAGAAGGAGACAATCACAGCTGTTAGGGGTACTATTTGCCGAGTATGAAATACTTACTACAGAACAAGCTAGTGTTGTAAGAGATCAAATGAAGAAGCCTTATCATGTATTTGCTAATACAGATAGTTTATGGGCATTCTATAACTATGTAACCAATGCATTACAGTCATCACATCCTAAGACTTGGATGGAAGACCAAAGAATCTTGCATTATTTCATAGGAACAATCTGTGACTTTAGTGCACCAGTTAGTCAACCAGTTCAAGCTGTTAGTGCACCAGTAGAAGATCCTTTATATGTAGATCCAGCACAAACAAATATTCTTGATCAAATTGCAGAAGTTGAATCAGAAGTGGTGCAAGATGAGACTATCTGTGCAGATGATCTACACCGATCAGAAGAAATCATTGAAGACACAAATGAACCTGAGATACTTCCATTTGATATAGATGAGGATGATGATGCTGTGTTAGATCAATTACTAGTTCCAATTGAAAGGGAAATTGAGGAAGAAAAATCTGAGGACATTTTTCCCCAAGATAAAATTGTTCAATATACAGATCCTGTAGGTAATGTATTTGAGGCACCAGTTGTTATAGATACAATTGATCTTAATGAAACTACTAAAGCTTCTGTTGTAGTAGTTGAAAATAGTGAAGATACAGATCTAGATTTTGATCTAGATTTTAATGAAACAGAAACTGGAACAGAGGATGTTCCAGATTTCTTTTGACATCCTTGTTAGCATATAAGGATTTATTGATTTATCATCTAGGGGGTAGCTTCGGCTATCCCCTTTTTTTTTATTAACTTAGTTTTACAAAAATAAAAGACATGCATCCAGTAGCATTTAAAAAAGCATTAATTGAAGCATACCTTGCAGGAGCAAGTAGTATGTATTGTGGTTGTTATGAAATGCAAACTAAGGCAAGTGCCAGAGAATGGTTTGATAATGAATATGGGGAACAAGAGTCAGAAGATTGTGACTGTTGTGAAGAAGATGAATAAATAAGGGGAGCCTTCGGGTTCCCCTTTTTTTTCTCATCTACCTTGTGCTCTATAAGCTTTTTTGTAGTTTTTTGATCTTTTAGACTTAGAAGTTTTAGTTTTAGCATGTACACCTGGACGGGTTACTTTTACTTTTCTATAAGTCCTTACTGTTCCTGTTGTTGCCTTTGCCATTATTTATTATTTTAATTTACCTGCACTTTCAAATCCTTCTAATGCCTTATCTACTTGACCTGTGTTACCATTAATACCAACACTCTTAAGTAAGTGACCTATAACTTTTGGTGACCCCTCTTGTTGCCAGAAGTATTCACCCTCTTTTCTACTATAGTATGCTTTATCATTAAATGTAATTAGTTGGAATACATCTTCAAATATTTTAGCATATAAACTAATGGTATTTCCAAATGCAGATGTAGTTGTAGTAACCATTTTAATATAATCATCTGCTCCAAGGTTTACACCAGCAATTGTTGGTAGTGGAACAAATGCTGAAGTTTCAGCTTGTACACCTAATAATAATAAAAGCATATGATTTTGAATAAATCCCCATGTTTTAAAGTCATCAGTAAATAAAGCTCCTGATCTTGCTCTAAGTTTATCAAATCTTTTCTTATCATCTGGATCATAACCCCAAAGCATTGATGCAAGAAGAGCGGCAGTTATTATAAATAATCCTTCAGAAAGAGTTCTCATCAAATCTCTTTTTTGATCAAGTGGCATATAAGCCCAATACTTACCTTTACTTTTAATAAGTTCTTTCATTCCAAGATATGCATTTACATAAAAGCCCATAGTAGTTTTACCGGTCATCCAATCATATCTTTTTTTCATTTTTGGTTTCCAGAACTTACCATCTTCTATTTCTACTGCAGCTCCCCATCTGTTTGTAAGCATTGGTATAAACCACTTTCTCATGAATGTAAACATTCTATATGGTAAATACATATTACCTTCAGCTTGAGCAAACTTATCATATGAACCATACAATCTGTGAGATACACCCTGAAATTTATTTCTAAACTGTTTAAATTTCTCAGATTTAGCAATTATAATTTCTTTACCTTCTTCAAATTCTATAGCACTAACAACTTTATTTCTTTGCTGAAGTTCTTCAACAGTAACACCATACATTTGAGCAATTTCTTCAAGTGTTTGACCTTTAACATACTCATGATATACTGTTCTATTATACCATGCTGGATCAACACCTGGTTTTAATTCAGCTATACCAGTATCTTTATTAAGTTGCCATGCATCTTTATAGTTAATAGTGATAGTCTTACCATTAGAAAGTCTTTGCTCTACTTTTTCAGCATTTAAAAATGCACCAAAAAGTTGTAAAGCTGCTTCCATTTCAGCATTTTTTCTAATGTTGTACATCCACTCTCCATTCATAAGATCCTTTGACATGTTTCTAGAGACAGATCTTCCAAAGTCATCTTCAAATTTAAAGGCTGCATCAAACATTTCAATTATCTGAGATGATAATGCAGGAACACCTTTTGTATATACACTCTTAGCTACCCACTCTAACATAGCTGGAGTAGCCCATAGTTTACCTTTTCCTAAATCTTTTACAGTAATAAATCCACCACCAGCTGATTCAATAATATTTTGTACTATCTGACCATATCTGTTTTTTAAATCTGAAGGTAAGTTTACTGCTAGTGAAGCTCTTGATGATAGCTTTTGTAGTTTGCCAATAAATTTATCTAAGTAGACAGAGCTTCCCTCACCGCTATATTGTTTACCATAGTATTCTCTTTCAATAAGAGATCTTACTTGGCCGGCTCTATTATTAGTAGCACCCGGTTTTACAGTATGAGTAAGTTTACCTTTTATCCTATTTATAGTTTTACTATAAGTGTTAGGAGTCTTTGGTGCATTAGCTGGATCCTCTAATGTATCTAGTATAGAATTAACAAGAGGAAGAGTTTGTAATAATTGTGACTGTTGTTCAAGAGATAGTAAATACTTAAACATTCCTCTAACAACATCTGGATCAGTATTATCTATATCTAGATTATATAATCCAGTTACCGGAATATATGAAACTTCTTCAGAATTTAAATCAGTATTTACAAGTCTATACTCTTGAAGATTATTATCTCTTTCATAGTTGTGTTCTAATTCAACTTCATCTACAGACTTACCCCAAGCATCTCTTATTGACTGACCAATACCTTTTTTAATCTGAGAATATCTTTCACCTAATTTACCAGCTTGTAATCTAGATAGGTTATCTCTTAATACATAGCGTGGCATATCTAGATATAACTTAGACTTATTAGACTTATCTTCTTGAAATGAAAGATGAGCTTCTTTCATTACCTCAAGGAGTTGGAATCTTACACTATTTGGTTGATCCTTAAGCCTCATGTAATCCTTGTTAATGTATCTATCATCTTTAGCAGAATTAGGATCATTTACATTAGTAAATAATCTTGGAAGATATTGACCTTTATTGTCAATGTGTACACCAACTTGTAATTCTACTTCACCTGTCTGAGGATTGTAACCTGTTCTATATTTATCTTTTATTCTATAAATAGAGTGTCTAGCATTAGGTAAACCATTAAAGGTTTCTTCTTCTCCTGTTAGCTCATTAAGCAATACAGTTTTTTCATAGTACTCTGGATTCTTTGGAACAGACAAAGAATTGGCCATAGTTCTTTCATACTTGACTTCAATTTTTCTAGTCTTTCTATTTTTAACCTTTCTAGAAACGTGATTAACTCTAAACCAATCTACTAGTTTCCCATCTTTTTCTAATAGGGCTTTCATTTCATCACTGTTGATGAAATTAGTTGCATCTTCAACATTAATTGGTGCAACATTTAATCTCTGCAAATGCTCATTTAATGCATCAACATAATATTCAGTAGGTATCTTTTGAGTTAATGAAGATAAGTCAGCATAAATACTTTGCATAAGAGCCACTTCACCTACAGATAAACCAGTCTTAGCTTGTTTTTCCAACAATGTTCTATATCTTAACTTTTGTTCTGGTGTTAGTTTTGCTGGATCTTTTTTACTTATAGCAATATATAAATCAAGTTCTTCAGACTCATCTCTAGAAAGTCCAGTTTTAGTATCAAATTTAGCTTTGTAATCAATAATTTTTTGATTAAGCTCTTTAATTGTTTTTAACTTATCTACACCTAACTCTTCTGGAATAGGTTGACCCTGCTCATCTTTATAAGCATACATTAAGTTATAGATTTCACTATAGGCATTGCTGATATCAAAATCTTCTTCTATTACAGTATTAACTTTTGATTGTAAAGCTTTAAGTTTAGTAATCAAGTCTTTTCTAGAATTATAAAAGTCTTCAGTATAAGCAACTCTTAAATTTTGCTTTACCCATTCTTTTTTAGCTTCTTCTATTTCTTCAGGAGTAGCTCCTTCTTGATCCTTTAAACTTAAAAATTCATTAAATGCAGTTTGTAAAGAGCCAGCTCTTGGGATAAACTCATAATAGTCACCGGTACTTTCTCTATGTTCAAGAAGTATTCTAGTAATAGTTAAGTCATAAATACCATTGATTGGATCATCTACTTTATCACTACCATCAGCATACTTTAATGAATACAAATTTTTGTAATCTTGCCAAAGTGACTGAAGTGTAGAATATTTTTGAAATCTTTCTAGCTCATCTGTTAACTCATTTGATTCATTGTTATATGCATCAAGAGCCATTTTTCTTGCAAGCCATGCCATCTTTCCTATATCACCATACTTATCAAACACACTATCTTTTTGATAGACTTCTTGAATGTACTCATCATGCATATAGTCTCTTTTAAAAGCTCTATATTCATCAACAGCAGTTCTAATTTTTTCTTGATCTTCAGATGACCATGCCTCATCAATTTTATATTCAAGTAAATCCTGAACATATCTCCAACCATTTCCAAACTCATTCAAAAAAGTTAATATTTCTTTTTCAACTGGCTTTTTTGTTTTAGGATCTACATAAAGTATTTTATCCTTAAACATTAATAAGTCTACTAATTGCCTTGTTTTTAAAGTACTATAACCTATTTTTTCTAAAAGTGGTTGAAGCTTTTTTCTAAATTGATATGACTTTTCCAGGGCCCTGTTATTAGCTTCAGTTATCTGATCATTAATAAAAATAGCTAATCCACCTACTATAGGGTCATTACTAGAAGTATAGCTCTCAAAGAATCTGTTAAACCAACTTACATCTTTTAATTTACCTGACAGACCATCAGTAATTGTATCTTGATTTAGCAAAAACTCTTTATAGTCATCAATAAATTTCTTAATGTATTTAGATTCAATTCCTTTCTTTTCATACTTTGCATACAACTCATCTAAATCTTGATCTGTAAATGATTGTTTGATAACACCATTGTATAATTCTTCAATCTCCGAAACAGATAGTTTATTAGTTAATGCATTTTTTAAATTATTTCCAAGTTCTTGCATTAGGAAATCATTCATATACCCAGTGACTTCTACATAAAAGTTGACACTGTTTTCTTGATAGATATCTCTAATTTTTTTGTCTGCTCTGAGTAAATTATTCTTTGTCTCATTAATGAGATCTGTTAGTTCATTTGGTTGAGTAACATCAAAATCATCTTGCTCAATTAAGAATTCATCAAATGTGTTAAACATATCATTCCATGATCTAATTGAGCTTCTATATAAAAAGAGAAGAGCTACAGCATCCCTAGAGTTAAACTCTTTTGTTTTCTGCATTCTATTTAGATCACTAAATATATTCTGAGAAATATTATTGACTACAGCAACACTATTAATAAAACTTCTAGCTCTGTTAGTAAGATCTTGAGTTCTTGCTCTTTCAGCTTCAACTGTATTTTTGATTATCTCATCAACAGATAGGTCTTCATAGTTAGTTATTGTTTGAAAGCCAGCTAAACTTCTTTTTATTCTTGGCAATAGTTCTTTAGTACCTTTTACAAATAATGCTTCTTTAAGCATTTTCTGATACAAAGGTGATCTAGTTTTAAAGTTTATTGCCTTTTCATAAATTAATTGATTAGTAGCAAACAAGTCATTTATAGATTCTTGAATTTTATCAGCCTTAACATCTTTTACAAGTCTGTTAGCCATGTCTTTAATTTCCCTAGCAAAAGCTACTATGTCTTCATTTTTTATGGCTTCAACATTATACTCAAAAGTATCTGTCAATAACATTTCTGCTAACTTATCTATCTTTGTATTTACATTAATGTCAGCTACCTTTACTTTAGAGCCAAAAATCTTTTTAAGTAAGTCTTTTAATACACTTAATAATTTACCTATAAATGACTCAAATCCTTCTGATTCAATTTGATTAGTTACCTGATTAGCTGCTTTTCTTTGTAAAGCATATGCTAAAGTTTCCTCCATAAAGAGGGGATTAAGTTGCCTTTCCCCATTTGCATCTATAGTATACTCAGGTAATTCTGGATAGTTTTTTATAACATGATCTCTTATTATCTGACCTTCAGTAGTTGCCATCAAACTATTATAGAGATTGGTAAATAGAGTTTTGTTTTCTCTATAGATTGCTCTCAATAGTGGGTGGGATAATTCATGGAGTACTGTATCAAAATTTACATTGTCTCCTACTATGTATACAGCTCCTCCAAAAAAGAATGCTGGTTCTCCATTATATTTTTTCTTTCTTGATTCAAGAATTTGTCTAGCTTCTTGCTCAGTTACATACATATACTGAACACCTAATGATTCAGCAATTTTTTGTCCTAATGCATCTGCAGCTTCTTTTGCTCTCTCATTATTTATTTTTCCTTCATCAACTGTTAAATCACTTTTGTCAGGCATATTTGTAAAATGATCATCTGCAAAAGTAAAATATCTAAAACCTCTATTAGTAAATTTATATTTGTCTTCAAAGAAAGGTTGGAAGTATATAAGATCTGTTAAGTCTTTACCTCTACCCATGTTTATTTTTGCTTCAAAGATTTGTTTCCAGTCTTTATAGTACTGATCAAATATTTCTGGATAATTTCCTTCTTGGGTTCTTAAAAAGAAATCAAGTACATATCTCTTAGGTCTAGTAACCATATTGGGAACAATTTTTCCCCCATAACTTGCTAATCCATCTTGTACAGTTTCTGTTTCAGTAGGATGTTCAACATAACCCGTAATTGTAATTGACTCTCCCTTCTTATGATCTTTACCAATAAAGGCAGTATCAAAATTCCAACTAGGAAATTGTTCTTTTAAATTTTTATACCAAGATTGTGCTTCAAGATATGGTAAAACTTCTTTTTTAAAAGTTTCAGAATTTTTTCTGCTCCTAGCTTTACTTAATGGTAAGCCTCTTTCTTCAATCCATTTAAGGAACTGAGCTGCATTTTTCTCACTGTTAAATTGCTCAAGACTAATAACACCATCAATATCATGCAGATCTTCAGATATAGCTCTTACAACTCTACCATACTTTCTTAATACTAATGAGCCACTAAGAAAGTATTCAAATGGAGAATTAAATAATTTTTCTACAATCCCTTTAGCAAATGGGTCTCTATTTAAACTTTGATTATAATACTTTTGCTCAAACTCTTCTCCCTTGCTTGAAAAGAACTTACCATTTGAATCCTCATAGTAACTTCTAATAAACTTCTCATAGTTCTTTTTATAAACATCATCAACAATATCTAAGACAGTGTCTCTTAGTTCAGCTTCCTTGTATATAGTTATAGCTTTATTGTCCTTAATATTTGCTTGCCACCAGTTCCATAGTTTATTGAACATTCTAATAATCCAATTTTCAGCATATTTATCTTTGTAGCCTAAACTTTCAAAGTATTCTTTGCTTATATCAGGATTTTTTCTTTTACTACCATCATATCCATTTTCAACACCAACAACTAACATACCGGCAATAAACTCAATAATTACTTGCCTGTGTGCATATGGGTTAAATCTAGCTGGGTCATATTTGTAGATTTCTCTAACTGTTTCTGCAGCCATATCTCTCTCACCATATGGTGTAACTTCTTCCGCAGTTTGTTCATCTTCTACTTCAAGCCTTCTTGTATTGTATTTATTGTACAATTCATCATATCTGCTCCAGCTATTTATACCTTTCCAAAGCTCTAAACCAAGTTTAGATTTTTTACCAAGAAATTGAAATATAACATTTGCAGACTGCATAGCTAATGTCTTGTCTGATACATTTCTTTTAAGTGCCATATACTTTTGAAGTATATCAAATGCAGCTAAAGGATCCTCTTTTGTTCTTCTTACACCATTCTCATCAATCCAAGTTCTTCTATCTGAACTTATTATTTCATCAAGATCCTGATCAATTTTAATGTTTAATCCTTCCATGAAAGAAATAAGACTAGTTCTTAGTCTATTACTAAACTCCCTATTTAAAGATGAATTATTAAAGTTATCCCTCATAAACATAGGGTTTAAACTTTCATCATCCTCAAAGTTTGATACAGGTTCTTTTAGAATATCAAAGTCTTTAGTCTCTTCTTTTATTTCTTGTTGGATTCTAACATCATCAAGTATTTGGAATAACTCATCATTTGGTTGAGCATAAAGTGTAACATTTATGTCATCCCTATAGAATCTAGATGAATATGGATATCTTGTTTGAACCTCATATGGTTCATTGAAGAAAGAATCATTTTCTTCAAGTTTTAGATTTGGATACTTGAGCTGTATAAATCTGGTAAATTCTTCATTAAATTTATTAAATTCAATTGGATCCAATATATCATTGAATTCACCAAGTATACCTCTCTTTTTTAAATCTTCTAAAACTGTTGACCTAGATTCACAAAACATTACATACAATTTAATGGGTTATTCTCTCCTTCAAATTTAGCTAATATTTCTGCATCTGTTACAGGTTGATATTTGGCTACCTCTGAACTTACTTCTTTTGCAAACTCCGATCCTGGGTTAAGATATTGGAATTCTTCAAAAAGTCTTCTACTTAAATATACAAATAATTCTTTTGGCATCAAAGCAGGATCTCCATATCCATTAATAGAAAATGCAACTTTACCTCCTTTTTCTATTACTTGATTGATTTCTGCAATAGCAAGTTCTATATCAGCTATCCTATTATCATAGTACTTTTTATCTAGAGTAGAGAAAGCATCGGATACCTTATCTAAACCAGTTACTATACCTACAGAAGAACTATTAGCTATTTTTTTAAGTAGCACTTGCCCTTTAAGCTTTCTTTTATTAAACTCTTCAGGTGTCATTTTTTCATATGCTTCTTTTTGTGCTAAGCTTAATTGATAGATAAATGTAATGTCTTGATTATTATCAACTATATACTGGTATGCTTTTTCACTTCCAGAAAGATCATTGTATACAAATACATTAGCACTAATAGTTGGTATAAGATTTTTTCTTTCTACCAGCCTTTCTGCATTTTCTATGTCTTCAGCTGTTATTGTTTCTGAATCTGGAATTTTTGAAAGTACATACTGTGTATCTATAGATTTCTGAACATCTAGTCCTGTCAAATAATTTTTAAATCTATACTTGTCTCTATTTGTTTTACTGTTAACTTGTTCAAACTTATTTTTAAAATCAACAAGCATTTTAAGTTTTACAGGAGATTCTAAGAACTTAGCAGTCTCATCATTCATTACATCAATAAACTTATCAAAGTCAGTTAAGCTTAGGAAGTTGTATTTACTTTTATTAGTACCTGATTGCAGCATTGCAATGTATGTAATCTTTGCAAAGAAGTCACTAATTCTATCATTCTCATCTTTATCTTCAACCTTTTTTACAGCCCTATTTGAAAGCTCTTCAAAATTTCTTGAATATAAATTAGACTTAAATGATGTCATGTCTTTATCATCTATATAAAGATTAAACATTGTCTTAGATTGATTAGTATCTATTACTATTCTAGATAGTACAGGATAATTATCAAAAAGCTCAGTTCTGTATTGAGTCTTAAGCCTTTCTAATCTAACAGCATATGCATTTTCTTTATCATTAAATAAATGATATGGATTCAATGTGTTATCTAAAGCTCTACTTGCTATAATTTTTTCATAAGTGTATCTTCTATTTTCTGTTTCCACACCTCTTACACTAGTCTTTTTTACATTTTCAAGTTCTTTTTTAAACTCTTGTGTTTTTACAACTTCATCAAAAGGCATAACATGTCTTAGATACTCTCTTTCTACAACAAATCTGATATATTCTTCTTTGTTAGAAGCTACATTACTTCCAAAATGACCTGGCTCAAGAGCATATAATCCTCTATCCTCATAACTATTTTTAGCTTCACTTCCTCTTAGATAAGACTTGTCAAAGAATTCTTTTTCAATTTGAACTCTATCAACCACCATAGTTGGCCCACCAGCTGTATCTACAACCCGTGCACCAAACTTAAGTCCTGCAGCAGGTGTAATTTTAATATTGTCACTTAGGGCATAAGAGCTATATTCTTTTCCAAGACTATATTTTCTTAGTGTATTTTGGAACAAATAACTTAAAATATCATTTCTAAATACAACTGGGAATATATCACGATAGTTATATCCAAATGCAGCTTTTAAAATTTCTGCATTTTTAAAATCAGAAACATAAGATTGTATATAATCTTGTATGTCTTCATCATATCTAAACTTGAATAATGGTTTTGCTAAACCTTTAACAAGTTTTGAATTAAAGAAAGAACTAATAATTGAATCATTAATCATTCCTAACCTTAGATCTTGATCTATTTTAGTATTTAGTGCTAAAGCCTCAATATTAGATTCAGCTTGAATAGCTTGTCCTACATCAGTGTTAAGAGCTGTATCAGGATTAGAAGCCATCTTTAATGCTGTGATTCCTTCAATTTGTTTTTCTATAGTAAGATAATGCAAGAACATTGTTCTTGATAAGTCACTACTAGCTTTTTCAGGATTATTTTTACTTTCTGTGATTAGATTAAGCATTTCTTCTTTAGTGAAATGTTTGTTATCTTCACTTCTGTTTTTAAAATATTCATCCATCATATTCTTACCAACAGTATATCTTACTTGGTCATCTGCAAGAAAGTTCTTAAAGTTTTTAGATATAACATTGCTGGCTGCTTTGAAAGATACTCCTAAATATCCTGGGTCTCTTCTTAATGGTTCTGCAAATGTACTTTGTGCAAGTCTCTTTTCTTTTACATAGTCCCTAACAAGTGGTTGTGATACAAAGTAAACTGCTTCTTCTACTGGTACTCCTGTCTTAAGTAAGTAAAGTAGTATAGGTGCAACTTCATAGTTACCCTGCACAAAGAATATCCAAGCATCTTTTTCAACATCCACCCAACCGTTTATTAATTGGGATATAACATCAGCTATTTTATTTACACCATCAACATCATACTGATTAGACAATGATATAACATCTTGTCCATTCTTTTTTGTTGTGTGATGTCTTAAACCTAAGAATGATATTCTATTCATTTCTTCATCACTGTGTTTATACACAGGAGGCATTGTTGCTCCTAATGAATTAAATATAACATTGAATGTATTTTCAATAGCACCAAGTCCTAATGTCTTCTTACCAACAACATTTGATTCATGTTTGTATAAGTTATAACCTACTTCAAAGATTCTTGTTGGACTAATAACTTCTTTTTGCTTACCACTTTTATCTGGAGCTGAAAGATTTGGTACAAGGTTTCCATCTTTATCTTTAGTCATCATATTTTGTAATGGACTATAATCCATTACTGATTGTGCTAATCTATCTGCTATAGGTTTAACAAGATAAGTTCCGTTAGGAGTTGTAAGAGATACAAAATTTTCTGGTAATTCAAGAATACTTCTTATGTCATTGATCAGTGCATTCTCAAGACCAGCCTTTTGCATAGCATACATCTGCTGCTTAGTCATATCATATTTTGCTGGATCTTTGAGTGCATTATAGAATTCCTCTGCATTTTCAAACATTGTCTGTTTAACATTGCCATCAGAATCAATGTTATTCATGAATATAGATAACTTATCAATATCAAAGTCAGCTCCTGATTTAGCAACTATTTCTGCTGGAGGAATGATAATATTACCAGCTTCTGCTGGAAGGAAGTGATATACTTCCATAAATTCCATAGAGTTCAAACCCTGTACTGGAATCCTAACTCCAACCATAGTTATTGCTTTTCTGTTATTTTTATCATTTGCATCTAACCATTCATCATCTTTGATAGCTTCATTAAGTCTATCAATAGTTCCTATTGGTTCACCTTTGTATTCTAGATTTAATAAACTCTCATAATCACCTTGAAGAGATATGGCAACTTTCATTGCTGTAGTTTTACCATCAGCTCCTCTATGATATGTAGGTAAAAAGTTAGAGCCCATATATTTTTTAACTGCAGTTTCCCGTGCAGCAGGACTCATCTTATCTAAATCAATTGGCAACTCAAATAAACCATCATAGAAAGCAGATGATTTCTGTACTAATGGTTCTCCCTTAACTTTTTGTTTAATTATTCTTTTATTGATCAATGACAATAAAAGTTTTTCAATCTTCACAGCCTCTGGGTGTAGAGATAAGTCAAATCTTAAATCTCCCTCATCAGTTACATCAATGATGTCTATTAGATTGTCACTATATACATCATCTCTTGTAAGAGTATCCCGAATCATTTTTGCAAGCTTTGCAATACTGTCTTTATTTACTGGAATAAATTCTCCACTTTCAGTTTCTTCAAACCCTAGTTCATCAACTAATTCATTTTTAAGTAACTCAGTATACTCAGATACCCTGTTTACATAGTTTTCAATTAGCTTAGTATGTTTTTTTATGGTTATTTGACCATTTTCATACATTCCTTCTAATACTAACTTTCTTAACTGAGTTGAGAATATTGATTTTTGTTTATACTTTGAGTTTACTTCAGTTTGATTTTTAAGGTATTCTGCAAAAATTACATTCTTGGTTAATGTAACTGAGGTATCTATATTTCCATTTTTGTCCACAATGTTATCACCTGAACCAAAATGTCCTACCTTTTCACCAGATTCCATTAATACATAATCAATACCTTGTTTCATCATCATGTCATGAATCTGACCCAATCTAGTATTGGCAGTATGCACTGTAGGAATCAATGGAGCTAATGAAAATTTATGAAAAGATGTTAATGGTAATCCAGAAACTTTAATGTTACCATAGTACTGTAATTTATATGGTGGAAAGTATTCTCTAATTTCAGAAGCTGTAATTGTTTCATTATTTACAATTCTTTTATATAAGTTTTCCTGTTGAGTAGTCCAGTTACCTTCTAGATTTTTTAACATCTTATATGCTTCAAATCCTATCCAACCTTGACCATCAGCAATTTTCATATCACTGTAGTCTTTAAGAACTATTGTTGCAAGTTCTTTTGCAAGTCTTTCTGCTTCAGCTTTAGATTTACCAGCTTTTAAATACCTTTGTGTATAATCTTTAACGTGAGCATCATAGTATTCTGACTTATATTTAGATTCCCCTATCTCTTCTTCTTTTATAATAGCTGTGTTAAGTGTACCATCATATGGTCTAAATTCATAATTATATTTTTCAGCATAAAGTCTTTCATACATAGGGCTGTTGATATACATCCTTGCTCTATAATCTGCACGGAATCCTCTACCACCAGAACCTAAACCAGCATTTCTCTTATGGAACTCTTCTTTGTCATGGTTATACTGTACTGTATCTCCATATGCCAAAATGGTTGTTTCAAAGTTATGTATCCAATAGTTATAGGTGTATGCTTTAACTAGCATTTTATCTACTTGATCTTTACTAAGTTCTTCAGAAGATACCATATCATATAAACTTTGGTCTATATATCTAGCATCTTCTAATCTACTGTAGTTTTGTTGTGTTTGAGCATTAAAATATTGAATGACATCATTTTTAATTTTTCTTCTTAATTCAGGATTCTCATTAACAATATCTTTAAGATTAAAATCTTCAGGATTAAAATAACCAGTCTCTAATGCATCTTCCATAGTTTTATCTATCAATGCATATAGATCACCTTGTACTTCAGCAGATAAGACATCATCAAATGCTGTAAATGCTTCACCGGCTTTTACAGTTTGACCATTATCTTTTCTTACTACATTTCTATTATAGGCTGAAAATTTTCCAAAGTATTCTTTATTTGATTTGAATCTGTAAATCCTACCAGCTTCTGCTGCAATGTAACCAAGTAACACATTAAATGCTTCTGACTCTCCTAGATTATTATTTGCTGTAGTATTACTTGGACTAAATGCCATGATATCTACATAAAGATTGGTGAGTTTTTTGCTTGAATAAGTATTTACTTTCTTAGCTCTTAAGTTCATTGCTGTTTGCTTAGAAGCATGTCTCATGAACTCCACAACACCTGATTGTAGCATTGTATGCATTTCCTGTAAGAACTTACTTGTTACATCTGTATTTGCAGTTGATGTTCCAGTAGTTTCATTATTCTCTCTATCAATAATTTGAGTACCTCCAATATTTTCTAATAACAATTCAGCACCTGGAAACTTTTCACCATAGTTTGGTGACATTGGATTTAAATCAAAAATAGAATTTAATACTACAGAAAATGCTGAAGAAGGATTATTCTCTTCAGACAACCATCTCATGTGTTGGAATCTACCATTTGGATCAGCTTCTTTCATAGTAAGCTGTTGCCAAGAAGAAGCTTTATTTATTGAAGTTACAATTCTTGTTACTGTATTATCTAAGAACTGTTCCCATACTCTATTCTTTTCAGGAGTTAATACACTGTAGTTTGAGTATCCATCTGAAAATCTATTTTGTAATTGTGCAAGTGTTGTAATTTTAGATCTAACATCTCTTGCTTTTCCTCCAGCAGCATCAACTATTGCTTTTGGCATTTCATTCATCAAATAATATAGAGGCTGTCTTTTAAAATCCTCTGCTGCAGCCATTAGTCCAATATCATTGGACTTACTAGCTAAGTATACTAATCTTACATTATCATATATAAAATCAATATTGTATCTAGAAGCAAATGGTTTTTCTTTATTTCTAACAACATTTCTAATATCAGCACTTGTCATATCTAATTGGATACCAAGAGCTGCAAGAAACTCACCTGCTTTGTTAGGATTAAGCTTTTTGTCTAATGTAAATTCTTTAATAACCTCATTAACATTTAAGTAATTGTTTCCACCATCCTTTTCAATAAATCTGTTGGTAACAGAATCAGCAACATTAAAGTTTGTTGTCCAATCATTAATGATTCTATAAATATCAAAGTTAGCTGCAGCAAGTCTAGCTTCATAGATTGATTTCTCTGGTATTCTTTTACCATCAATTTGTTTAGCTTTCTCTATAACAGTTTTATTTATATTTAATTGAATAAATGGAATAACCGGCTTCTTAAGATCTTGCCAGAAATTAGTTTCTGATTTAAACTCTGTGTTATTATTATAAGCTAAAGGTCCAAATTGATATGGGTTTGGTAATATTTCAAGAACTTGAATAAACTCAGGATAATTTTCAATTGAGTTTTTCATTCTATCATACATATCAAGAAAATCCATAGAGCCCTGTAAAGTTCTTGCTAATCTAGCCCACATTACATCTACTGGTTCTAGCATTGGAAGACCAAAGTCATCTGTTTTTACAGAGTAGGTTTTAACTCCATTTTCATTTTCTTCAATTAAATAATCCCCATTCTCATCTCTATTAAGTTGGTAGATTCCAGAAAGCATCATCATTGTATCATCAGTTGCTAACTGTTTAGCAGAAATAGAATTACCTTCTTCTGTTTTAAATAAAGCTACTGTAGCATCTTCTGTATCATCATTATAGGCATCTTTCAAAATATTAAATCTTGATCTTTGCATGTGAAATGCAACTACACCTTTATCTGTTTTTTTACTTAATGCCTCATCAACAACACCATAATTTTCCACTGCTTTCATCAAAAGATCAAGCTTTGCCATCTCTTTTTGTTCAGCTACAAAATCAGGATTTTTATTTGTGGGGTCTGCATTTGCAATAGCAATACTTTGTGCAACTTCTATTTGATTATCAAGTAAAACATTTAACTGTTTTTCTATATTACTATAAAGTTTTTGTCTATTAGTTATATCACTTAAAAGTCTTACTGCTCCACTTGTTGTACCGTATGTAGTATTATATTTATAGAAGGTTCTAGCCATTAATGAATCCATAAGATCCACAATCTTATTAGACTGAACATCAGTAATTTCAGTAAAGTCTTTGCCAGTACTTGTGATTGGTTGTATTGTTTTCTTTGCACTATTCAATCTTTGAAAACCAGGCATTAAGTTATGCTCAGCATTTTCAGTATCAACTGTAAAGTTTCCGGTATAAAGATTATTATAATATTCTTTTACCATTGGTATATCATACAATCTTGTTACATCTCTCTTAGTTGTTTTACCAAAGAAGAAATCAATAATCTTTTTGATTTTATTAAATATGGTCTGAATAATACCAGATTGTTTTTTACCATTTACAGCATAGTCAATAAAGTCTTCAGCTAAATCTTCTTCAATTTCTATAAATTCTTTATTGGCCCATTTATCAAATGTTCTAATATGGTTATATAATGCTGTCTTTTCTTCTATTGTTAGAACCAACTGAGAGAATGCATGCCATGCTTCGTGATATAAAGTAATTGGTTGGGCATCTCCATATAGTTCTATTCTTGCTGCAAATCCTTCTTCTCTAAGTTTATTTGCTGCATCAGATAAAAGAGATCCTGCAGAAAGAAATGTACCATATGCTGAAGAGTTAAATACAAGAGCCAGTCTTTCAACATCTACAACACCTTTTAAAGGGGACTTATCAAACCATGCATTTACATCTTCCCAAGCTCTAGCACTTCCATAGAGTTGATTCATAACAGAAGCAGCTCTTTTATTTCTATCCATACCTGGAAGATCAGGTATTAAATCAGTACCATTTAGTAAATCATCTATAGAAATTTTATTAATTTTTCTATCTTGAACTTTTTGTTGCTCTACTGTTTTAGCTGGTATAGTTGGTTTAGCAGGGACAACAGTTGATGTATCCACTGGTTGAGTAACTTTATTTGCAGCTTTCTTATAAGTTTTAGTTGACTTGCTAAGAAATCTAGATAGAAAATCTGCTTTAGTATTCTTAGTTGATTTTGAACCTGAAGCTAAATATGGAGCTTGAGTTCTTAATGCATAACCTGTAAATGCTCTAATCTTAACTGGTATACCTAATTTTTTTGCTGCTTTGATTGAAGCTTCAGCAATACCGGTTTGACCATTACTAATGATCTTAGATATTGGATAATCCTTTACAACCTCTTTTAAGATATTATAAATATACTTATCTATTTCTGCTTGAGTGTAACCATCTTTAGCAAGCTGTGCAATATCATTACCAACAATATTTACAACATTACCTTTCATTTTAGAAAGGTTACTTACCATTAAATCAATAGCATTTTGTGGAGGAATTAAATTTTTTGGAGCTTCACTTTTAGAACCAATTTTTAATCCATACCATTTGTTTACTGCACCAGCTCTTTGTTGTACTAATTTTTCATCAGGAGTAGTAAACTTTGTTCCTAATCCAAATACTACATCTGCTTCATTTATATTTGCTACAAGAGTTTTATCATTTGGAAGAGTAGATTGTTTAGTTTCTATTGTAAACTTTACTCCTTCTTCTTCCTCTTCTTCAACTTCTTCTTTTTTAACTTCATCTTGAGTACCATTATCTACATCATCAGAAGTTAAATTACTTTCTTTTGGTATACCTATATCAATCTGTTCATCCATTGGAGTTTCTAAATCTATAGGGACAGCAAATTCTAAATAAGCATTGACTCCAGCAAAATAACCAACATCACCTATTGTATAATCTACTTTAGCAAGAGGCTTAATAAAACCAAAATAATCTTTTTGTACTTCTTTTATTATTTCTATGCCATCTTTATTTTGATTGATTTCATAGTCAGTAAATCTTACACCTTTTTGTATTGCACCATCCTCTGCAAATGATTTCATGTAACTCATACTAGCAGGATAACTAATTTGAGTTCCATCATTTTTAGTTATAACTTTTACTTTTTTAAGATGATTGCTAATTATACTTGCCGCATCATCTTTTTCTAAATCAACAACAGTTGATTCTCCAGTTAATGGATCTTTTATAGTTACAGAAAGTTGATTAACACCTAATACTTCATTTATTTCAACATTAATATTATTTGTCTCAACTCTATTAGATAAAAAAGTATTGTAGTATTCCAGCTTTGCTTGTGGACTTAATGGTTCTCCATTTAATAATCCTTTAGTTGCTAGTATTTTACCTAGGTTGTCTGCAAGAGATTCTGGCATGTCCATTTTTTGCAAATAAATTTGACTATTAACAGCAACACCAGCACTGAATTTGTTTACCATGAAAAAACTATAACCCTCTTTTACACCAGAGTCATAAGTATAGATCATAGACAAATCATCAGCAAAATTTGTATTAGATATTAATTCAGATTTACGTTCTACAATACCAAAGCTTCCACCTGTAATAGGTAATAAGACAGGTTCAGTACTTGTACTAAGTCTATCATTTAGCCTTAGTAGATCATTCATTTTTTGTTTTTGTGTATTCTTTATTTTATTTAGGATATCTTGTCTCTCTTGTTCACCATACAAGTTACCTTCTGCAATACCTTCTTTAATTTCTCTTGCAGCTAATGTCTCAGCAGGTATTAATGTATATAAGAAACCAGATCTATTTCCTAAATATAATTTGCCACCTTGATTAACAACTGGTCTAATGTACTGGTATACAATTCTACCACCTGTTTCTACAATATTACTATTCTCATCAAATCTAATTGGATTACCTTTTGCATCAGAGATGATGGCAATATTAATATCATAAGTTCTATTCTTACTTAAGAAAGTCTTATCATAGTTAGTTAAATCATCAGGATTCAAATCTCTAATGTTCTGAGCTCTAAGCATGATTGCTTTGTCCCCTAACATTACATTATCATTTATATCCTTTTTCTTAGCTTGTACTACTGCAGTTTTAACTACTTCAAAAAATAATTTTTTATCCTGGTCTTCTTGATTTCTTTCCTCCTCCGTCATCTTATCAGGATTTTTTGCAATAGCAACATTATCAGATGTTTTATCTGGATAATCTACTTTTGCTTTTTCCTGCACAGCTGACCAATTTGGTTGTGCATTATTATCATTATTTTGTACTACATTCTTAGAAGTCTTATTGCTCTCTTTAATTTTTTTATCAACGTCTTTCTTTGTTTTTGTAGTAGTTTTTGGAGTAACAAACTTTAATACATTTTTAGGATCTTCAAATTCCAATGATAAGTCTTGTAAATAGTCAAAACTTAAACCAGCATCTTGTCTTAAATACTTTTTAATTTCAAGATCATTCTTAACTAAATCTAATATATCAGGAACAGCTTGTGCATAAAGAAGACCATTTGGTTCATCTTTAAATTCTTCATAGATCTCTCTAATGAATTTATCTAATGCTTTATTATCAAATTTACCTAGTTTAGGATCATTCATCCTATCAAGTATTTCTCCACGGACTATTGTATATAAAGCACTTATATCATTTTCAGTATAGAGTTGACAAGCCATTTCTATTTTGGTTTACAATTATTAATATTATCATCTTTACTCTTATTCTTCAATGCGGCAAGTCTATCTTTTTTAGACATGCTGGCTGCATTTTGTTTTGCCTTTTCAATTAGTTCAGGATTGTCAGCAAAATCTTTAAGACTGCTTTTTGAAATTTCAGAGTTTTCTTTTTCTTCTGGTGTAGGTTCCATAATTTCTTCTTCTACTTTTAATGCTTCTTCAGTAGTTTTAGTAAACCCTGCTTTTATCTGAGTTTCAGTAAATGTTTTTTTCTTAGGTTTTCCATTTTTTACATTTTCAACCTGATTGATTACAATCTTACCGTCACCTTTAGATTTAACAACAACTACCTCATTTTCTGTAATTCCAAAGATAGGTTTTTTGCTAATAAGATAGTCACCTTCAGCAATGTTTTCCTCAGATGTGCTTAGCTTTAATGAATTCTTTCTAATCTGGTATACATTTTCTACAAGGTCTGCAAACTGTATATCTGTTTCTGCTGTAATAGCAACTATGGCATCAGTATAAGCTGTTTCTAAATCTTCAAGTTTCTCAGCAGATTTGATTCTGTCAAGTATATTTTTGAATTCTTCAGAAGTTAATGATACAAGTTCTGGGAATACATTATCTACAAAGTTTCTTTTTAATGCATCAAGTTCATCTTCAATTGGATCTTTTGTTGGTGTTGATGCCTTTTTTAAAGCAGCTAGTTGTCTATCAAATTCAGCATTGATTTTATCAAAATCATCTTTAGATTTTCTGTATACATTTTTTAAATCTTTTATTTTTAACTCAAGTTTTTCTAAATCCTTAAAAGGTTTGATATCTCGAACAGGGACAGCTCCTAAAAAATCTAATTTATCATATACCCTACTTTTAGCTTTATTAAAAAACCAATCATCACTTTCTGTTTTTCCTTTTTCAAAATTTTCTGTTAATTCTGGACTTTGATATAACCTACTATTTCTTTCAGAATCTGCAATTTGTTTAAACCTATTATTATACTCTTTTTCTAATTCTTCAATTTTATCAAATCCTTCTTTAATTTCATTTTTTATTTCTTCTATTGAAAATGGTGTAGTATCAAATATTGTTTTAAATCTTTTTTCTAATTCTTTTAGTCTTCTTTTTTCTATATCAGCTTCCTCAGCTTTTATATCTTTAGGTGCTTTTTCAAGTTTTGCCAACTCAGTTTCTAACTGTTTTTTCTTAGCAAGTAGTTGTTCATATTGAGGAGAAGTAGCTACCATATCACCAACAGAGATCATACCTCCATTAGGAATATCAGCTAACTTTTTATTTACTTCAGCTATTTTCTTTTTTAGTTTTTTAACTTCAGTTGACTTTTGTTCTTCTGTAAGTTGTGGCTCCTTTGTTTCTTGTCCAACATTTTCTGGTTTAAGATTGTCAGGAAGATTAGGAAGCTTCATTACCACACCATACTCAGCTAGTTTTGCATCATCAATTGGTTCTAAAGGAACTGTTTTTGCACGTTCTAATTCTTCTACTTTATTTTCTAATTCTTTTATTTTATTAGCATCTGGCTTGCTTGATTTTTCTATTGATAGTATAGTATTTTTTAAATCTCTAATAACTGGACCATTAACAACTTTAGCTGCTGACTCTGCAGAAAGAATATTACCATCCATATCTGTAGTAATTGATATAGGAAGAATAGAAATACTTTTTGCTAACTCACCTGTCATATTATATAAGAGAGCTCTATAGATAGACTGTTGTATTCTATATGTAAGTTTTTTATTGAACTTACTGTCATCATTAAAGTTGGTCCAGTTTTCTGGTTTACCAGTTTTAATATCAATAATTTTAAGATCTCCCGTCTCAGTATCAAATGCTACTAAGTCCATTGCACCTACTAAACCTGAGTCAAGTAAAGTAGGATCATATATTATTACATCATCAGATAAGATTTTATATTTACCATCTATTACTGAGTCTTGTAATTCAGTTATAATACCATACTCCCCAAACAAATTGTCATAAGCTTGTTGTGACATCTTAGCTGGCTTTTCTGGTTTTATAAATCCTCCATCTTTATCAGTTCTAAATGCAACTCTAGTCATGTTGTCTATTGTGTTTCCAGCAATAGTTGATTCATCATTAGCAACATCTTTTACAACTGCAATTAATGTAGCTTCAGTAAAATTATTAGTTAAAGCATTTCTAATAATGTCAAGCTTTCTTTGACTTTTTAACTGAGCAAGTTTACCATCTTTTACAGTATATTCAAGAAATGACATGAATCTATTAAGTCTTTCAGCATCTGATTCTATGTCAGTATCATTTACAAGATCTCTAAATGGTATTAGCAATTGACCACCTTTTTGGACTTTGCCTTCCATATAAGGTTCCTTAATTGCTTCATACAAATAAGGATCTTTATTGGTCATTTTATTTTCTATCTCTTCAGTAAGTTTAGTAACCCTCATAGGTTTACCATCTACACCTGGAAACTCATAACCAACTGTATTGCCTTCAGCATCTAGAATTCTTGAGACACCGTTTTGTTTATTTTTTACCATCTCTTCAAAAATTCTGAAGACACGGTTTGTATTATCTTTTGGTTTATATATTGATCTTAGATAAGTTAAATATTTTTGTAATTCAGAAATATCATTTTTAATAGCATTTCTATCATTATTAGTAAGAGTATCACCATTATCATACTTGTTTCTATCATACATGCTCTGCAGCTTATCTCTCATAACTCTTAATTGAGTAAGCCCATATTCTGTAATTGATTTAGTAAGTGGTAGATACTTTATTTTAGGTAAAGCTGATTCTTCATCAATTGGTCTTTCATTGTATGCCTTAATAATATCTTTTTGTTCTGGTCTTTCAAGCCAGTTGTTTCTTATTAATTCATATCTAGTTGGGTCAATTCTTCTGAAGTCTGCAGGTTTTCCTAAACCTTCTGGAGCAGGAGCTACAAGATAAGCATCAAATGCAACTTCAAGTTCATTTCTTAAATCATCTGGTAAATCATTCCAAGTTGCATTTAAGTCAACCTCTTGTCTAGATTCTTTTTTAGGAGCTTGTGTTGTAACAGGTTTTGTTTGTGCCGGAGCTTCTGTTAATTGACCTTTTAATTTATTAATGAAAGCATTATATCTTTCATTTGTCTTTTTTACTTGCTCTTGATAATCTTTCCATGCATCAGTTGTTTCAATAGGTGGAACAGCTTCTTGTTGTAAGTCTTCAGTTTCCTGTTCTATTTTAGCTTGTGCAATTTTATCTAATAATATTTGTTGCAAACCAAACTTAACTAAGGTTGCTCTTTGTCTATCTTCTACAGATGCACCAGATTTTTTAGTTGATTTAAAGAATTTACTACTTTCTTCTGGATTATTTTGTATTGCAAGCTCAGCTAATTCTGTAAAATTCTCAGGCACAATATTTTGTTGTGCCATTGTTTCATATAAGTCAAATAATGATGATACATCATTTGCATCTTCAACTAATTTTAAAACAGAATTAAGATCTTTAATACCATCTTCAATTTCTTTTTTACTTCTAGGTGCAGGTGGTATTTCTTTTTGCATCCAGGCTTCTTTATTTTCACCTGTTGTTGCTAATAAGTTTTCTTCAAACTGTACTTCAAGTTTTTCAAGTTGTCTATCTTTTCTTTCTTGTAGTTGTGAAATTCTAAGTTGTAGCTCTGCATTTTTTGCAGTCTCAGTTACAACTCCTTCTATTTCTTTTAGTGTTTGGTATCTCTCCAGTGTTTCCATATATCTGTCATATGCCAAACTACCTTCAGGAACTACTAAACCTTTTCTTTCATCATAGAATTCTTTTGGTGGAATACCTTGATCTCTCCATAGAAGGAAGTCATTTCCCTCCATAAATATTCCTCGGTTTGCTAAAAAATTTAACAAACCATTATCTTCAATTTGTGATAACTCTTGTGTAGCTATCTCTCTATAGTAATCTCCTTTTTTAAGCCAGAGATCTGTCATCCATTTTTCATTACGGTAGTAAACATCTAAGAAACCTTTTGGGTCATTCATTAGATTAATTATATCTACCATTTCTCTAGACTCATCATTAAGTTTATAAAAGTCTAGAACTAACTCAAATGAGTCATCTATATTTTCTGTAAAGAGATAATCATCTGGTTTTCCAGAAATTGTTTTTAATAAATTCTTATACTGGTCTTCTAGATTTTCAAGTATTTTAGTTTCTATCTCTTCATTTTTTGGTCCAAATCTATCTTCTAAGTATTGTTCTACTTCTTGATCTGTAACTTCTTCTCCTTCTTCTTTATCTTGTTGTAAGATTGATTTAGCTCTATTAAAATATCTATCTCTATGATAGTACTCACTAAACTCTTGGTATGCTTCAGAATATTTTTCTAGAGCTTCTGCTTCTTTTAATTTGTCCTTAGCCATTTGTTTTGACTCAGGATCACCCACAGCAATAAGATTATTAGCTTCATTTTTTAATAGTCCAATCTCATTTCTCATTTCTTCTGGGCGAAGAATAATATCAGATTGTCTTTTAGTCATAGATTGTAATGGTCTTTTCTCATAAAACTTGTTCATGATTCCAACCATTCTTTTTCTTACATCATCAAAAACTTCATTATAGAAAACAGCAGATTTAATACCATAATTCCAAGTATGATGCATTATATATGCTTGTTCATAGTCTTCACTATCTTTAGGTATTTTGTTGAGATCAATTGGATTAGGATATACTTTATTATAGAAGTCCATTCTTTTTTGTATATCTCTTGCTTGAGTTACTAAATCACTAATTCTTGCTTTGTATTTATTAATATCTTCTCCAGCTAATTTTGGAAAAGCTTCTTTAAA